GCCACAGATGCGCGCGCCCGGGTTGCCCCCCTTTTGAGGTCGCCGCCCCGGCGGGGGCCTCCTCCCCCCCTCCTCAATCAAGGAACCTCTGATGCAGATCGTCCGGCGACCCATCGCCTCACTCACTCCCGACCCGCAGAATGCGCGCACCCATGACGCCGAGAACCTCGCCGCAATCACGGGAAGCCTGAAGGCGTTTGGTCAGCAGAAGCCGATTGTCGTTGACCTGCGCGGAGTTGTTCTCGCCGGAAACGGCACGCTCGCCGCCGCTCGTTCTTTGGGTTGGACAGAGGTTGACGTCGTGGAGACCGACCTGTCGGGAGCAGCCGCTACCGCCTACGCCATTGCCGACAACCGCACCGGGGAACTTTCCCAGTGGGACTATCAAGCGCTCGCCCTGACGCTCGAGCAACTCCCCAGCGGAATGGCGCTGATGACGGGATTTGGCTCGGGCTCGGTGGAAAGCATTACCACTCTTGCGCAGAAGATCGAGAACGAGAACGCCTCCAAGAAGCCGAAGGTTCCATGCTGCCCGCAATGCGGAGCGGAGGTCAAAAATGACGCCTGAATGGATTGACCCGCATGAGTTGCGCTTCTCGGAAACCAACGCCCGCAACCACGGAGAGCGAAGCGTTCGCGCCGTGATGAAGAGCCTCCAAGAATTTGGGCAGCAGAAGCCGATTGTTGTTTCGCCAGAGAACGAAGTCATCGCCGGGCATGGAACTCTGGCGGCAGCCATGCGCCTGAAGTTGCCAAAGGTTTGGATCGTTCGCAGCGCGCTCGATCAAGACTCCGCGCAAGCCTATGCCATCGCTGACAATCGCACCGCCGACCTCGCCAAGTGGGATGAGAACATCCTCCGCGCTTCGCTCGCAGAAATTGCCGCCGAAGGTGACGACCTGCTTTCGGCGTCGGGCTTCTCAAAGAGAGAAGCCGAAGCGTTCCTTGCCGCTGCAGCCGGCGCACCAATGGCAAAGCTCGGGCCAGAAATCACAGAGGCTTGCGCGGACGACGTTGAATGGAGACACTGCAAGGAGTGCGGACACCGATGGCCAAAGTGAAACCATTCACCGTTGTGACAACTTTCGCCGGTTGCGGCGGGTCATCGCTCGGCTACAAGCAAGCCGGTGGGCGTGTCCTGCTCGCAGTTGAGTGGGACAAGGGCGCAGCGGAAATCTATCGGCGCAACCATGCCAGTACCGACCTCTTTCATGGGGACATCGCCAGCATCTCCGTTGATGAAGTCCTGCAGCGAACCGGGCTCAAGCCCGGAGAACTCGACATCTTCGATGGTTCGCCGCCATGTCAGGGATTTAGCATCGCCGGACGACGCAACATTGAAGACCAGCGAAATCAACTATTCAAGGAATATGTGCGGCTTCTCCGTGGTTTGAAGCCGCGAGTATTTGTAATGGAAAACGTAGGCGGCATGGTCATCGGGAAGATGCGCATCATCTTTGCCGAAATCCTTCGCGAACTAAAGGCGAGCGGCTATCGAGTTGCAGCGCGAAAGCTAAACGCGTCGAATTACGGCGTGCCGCAGTCACGAGTGCGAATGATCTTCATCGGCGTCCGCGAAGACCTCAACATCGATCCAACTCATCCAATGCCGACGCATGCCCCGATATCAGCGAGCGTTGCCGTTGAAGGGCTGCAACTCGACGAAGCAGAAGTTGCGCACCTTATCGAAATTGGCAACACGCGCAAGGCTTACAGTATGTGGGAGTTTCTCAAGCCAGGACAGAGCCTCACCAAGCTTGGACTTCGAATCGGATTCAACGGCGTGCGAGTCAATCCGATGCGTCCATGCCCGACAATAACGAAGAGCCTCGGTCAACTCGGCATGTATGGACTGATGCATTGGGCAGAGCGTCGCGCGTTTACGATTGCAGAGCTGAAGCGATTCAGCAGCTTCCCAGATGAATTTGACTTCGGCACAAACTACACCAACGCCGCCGAGCGACTCGGCAACACCGTGCCGCCGCCATTGATGAAGGCAGTTGCTACGCACATTCGACTAACTGTATTGGAACAAGCATGAGTGGACCTCCCCCCAAACCGACCGCCATGCTCAAGCTCTCGGGCAGTTGGCGCGCACGTGGTCGAAAGAACGAGCCAACGCCAGTATCGCGCACGCCGCCCATCCCGCCATGGTTAGATGATGAAGGCAAGAAGGCATGGAAGCAAATCGTTCCAATCCTCGAGCGCATGCGCGTCATCACCGAAGCGGACGGCTTCGCGCTCGCTGTCCTGTGTGAAGCATGGTCGCGCTATCGCCGAGCCACAGACATGCTCAACCAATACGGCGACGTCTACCCTGTCAAAAATCCCGACGGCTCGCTCAAGATGCTTCGGCGCTCGCCATACTCGGCCATGCAAATGGAGCTCGCTCTCAACGTCCGGCGCATGCTCGCCGAGTTCGGGCTGACGCCCGCCGCACGCGGTCGACTGATCGCCCTACCGGAGGTCAAGACCGATGGCAAAGCGTCGTACTTCGCGCGCCCGACCAAAGCCGGATGATTGGTCGGCTGAAGCGTTCAACAGCATTCCCGGCTACGACGCCATCGCGTCAGCCGGGAACAGCACTTGGAACCCTGATGCAGCGCGCCACGTCATCGGATTCATCGAGGGAGTCTGCACCTACGCCAAAGGAACATGGGCAGGGCAGCCGTTCAAACTGCTTCCATGGCAGCGCTCGCTGATTGGAAACCTGTACGGGTGGATGCGTGCTGACGGAACGCGCCGCTACCGGGAGTGCGCCATTTGGATCCCGCGCAAGAACGGGAAGACCGAACTGCTGGCGCCGCTCGGGCTCTATCACCTCCTCGCTGATGGAGAGCCAACGCCTGAAGTGGTTTCATTCGCTGCTGACCGCAAGCAAGCCAAACTCGTATTTGAGCGTGCGCGCACCATGATCCGCGCCGAGCCTGAACTTGAGGCGCGCGTCGAGGTCTATCAGAATCGAATTGTCGCCCCATCGCTCGGAGGTGTGTGGGCAGCCATGTCCAGCGACGCACCAACAGCGCACGGGCTCCACGTCAGTTTTGCCATCGCCGACGAAATCCACGCCATGGGAAATAGGCGTGAACTGTGGGAAGCAATCTCCAGTTCGATGGGTGCTCGCATGCAGCCGCTGATTGTCTCAATCACAACCGCCGGCACGCTGCGTGAATCGCTCGAGTGGGATCAGTACGACTACGCATGCAAGGTCCGCGACCGCATCATCGACAACCCCGCATATCTGCCCGTGATCTACGAAGCCACGGAGGCGATGGATTGGCGCACGCCTGAGGCTTGGCGCATCGCCAACCCGTCGCTCGGCATCTCGTTGCAGGAGCAATGGATCGCGGAAGAATGCAGACGCGCCCAAGAGCAGCCGTCGTACGAAACCCCCTTCCGCACTCTCCATCTAAATCAACACGTCACCGCTGATATCCGATGGGTGCGCATGTCTGATTGGGACGATTGCCAAGATCCGGTAGAAGACGATCGGCTCGCCGGGCTGCCGTGCTATCTCGGCATCGACCTTGGCGAAGTAAGTGACCTGACAAGCCTCACCGCCGTATGGATGGACGGGGACGAGTACCACGTCCGCACTTGGTCCTACGCTCCAGAAGAAGGCGCCGAGCGTAGACAAAAGCGCGACCGCGTTCCCTACTTGGATTGGGCGCGCCAGGGATGGTTGAAACTGACTCCCGGCGACGCCACCGATTACGAATTCCTACGCGCTGAAGTGAAGCGCCTGGTCGAGAAAAACAAGGTTGTCTCGGTCGGCTACGACCCCAACAACGCCGGAGGATTGGCGCAGCAGCTCGAGCATGACGGGCTGAAACTTCGGCGCGTTCCTCAATCGTTCCTGCACATGAGCGGACCGACCCGCCGATGGGAGGCTGCTGTCGTAGGCAAGAAGTTGCACCATGACGGGAATCCTGTCATGACTTGGGCGATGTCCAACACCGTCGTCGAACTCGACTACAACAACAACCCGCGCCCAAGCAAGCGCCGCTCTGTCGAGAAGATCGATCCGGTAGTTGCGGGGATCATTGCCCTTGCAGTAGCGTTAGACGGGAGCCCCTTGCTACGCTCCCCATACGAGGACCGCGGAATCCAATGGCTATAGACGGCATCCTGTCACGAATCTTCGGAGGACTAACGCGCCAGGCTTCTCGCCGGGAAGATATTGCCTTCCAAGAGAACAGCCCGGTCGGTATGCCTGTCTCCTCGGGTGTCCAAGGCTATATATCGAATTGGGCTGATACTGGCCGCTACATCACGCCCGAACTTGCAAGGCAAAGCCCAAGCGTTCACGCGTGCACCATGCTGATCTCGCAGAGCATTGCTCGCATGGAGTGGAAGGTTTACAAGGTTGAAGAGGAGCAGATGCGTCCGCTTCCCAACCATCCGCTCTATCACCTGTTGAACATCGAGCCGAATCCGTTCATGGGCGCATTGACTTGGCGCCAGTCCATGCTGATGGATTGCCTCCTGTACGGCAACGGGTACTCGTACATTCAGCGTGACGCAACCGGTCGACCAATTCGTCTCGAGAAACTGCGCCCGGATCTGATGAACGTGCAGCGCGCGCCAGACAATTCAGTTGTCTATTACTACGCCGCGGGCATTCCGGGCTCGCAAGTATTCAACGCCTACGACATCTTCCACCTCATCGGTCCAAGCGCAGACGGCTTGATTGGTGAGCCGCCAATCTATCTCGCCCGACAAATGATCGGCGTCGAACTTGAAGCCGAAGCATTCGTTGCGTCGTTCTTCCAGAACGGCGCGCGACCAGCCGGAGTCTTGCAGGTTCAAGGCACCTTGTCACCTGAGGCATATTCGCGCCTACGTGATTCATGGCAAGCAATGCAAGGCGGCTCCCGAAATGCGGGCCGCGTCGCGATCCTCGAATCCGGTTACGAATTTAAGCAAGTCAGCATTAACCCTGACGACGCACAACTCATCGAGCTGCGTCGCTACTGTCGTGAGCAAATCGCCGCAGCGTTTGGAGTGCCGCCGCACATGGTCGGCGATTCGAGTAAGCAGTCCTACTCCAGCGCCGAGCAAGCCGATCTCGAATTCACCAAGCACACGCTCGGCACTTGGGTAAGCAGACTCGAAGAAGAGACCATCAGGAAACTCATCCGCCCGGGTGAGCCTGTTCGTACGTCGATCTCCTTTGATGCTCTCACTCGCGGAGATCTCGGCGGGCGATTCAACGCCTACGCCACAGCGCTTCAGCATGGGTTCCTGTCCATCAACGAGGTCCGCTCGCGTGAAGGAATGGGCCCCGTGCTCGGTGGTGAGAACCTGCGCGTCCCGCTCCAACTCGGACCGCTTCCAACCACTACCAAAGAATCAGACGCGCCAACCAGCGCCGAAGCCCAAGCCTCGGGCGTCGGACAACTGCAAGCCATGTCCGCCCTCGCCGCCATGGTTGCCAAGGGAGAAATCCCTGCCGAAGCCGCAAGCGGGATAATCGCCGCAGCGTTCCCGTTGATTGGGGACGCTGACATTGCCAAGATCATCAGTCCTCTTGCTGATGCCGCTAGGAAGCCCAAGGCAGCGCCGCCCCCTCCGGGCGGGTCTGAACCCACCCCAACGGCTCCGAGCCCACCTGATCCGACTACGCCCGCGCCGGCGCCAACACCGGCAAACCCCTCGCCGACAGATCCCGCCTCTGCCGGCGAACCTAGCCGGCGGGATTGTGGAAGCGGAGCCGGCGGCTTTCAGCCCGGAAACGAATGCGGCAAGGGCGGCACCGCCGGCGATGACATCAGCGAAGGCTCTGATGCAGGGATGCCGGCGGCGGCTGACCTCACCACGGTCGGCAACCTTGGAGGCTCCACCGGAGCAATGCTCGCCAAGGACAAGGACGGAAACCAGTACGTCGTGAAGGAAGGTAATTCGCCGGAACACATCCGCAGCGAAGCCGCCGCCAACGACATCTACGCCGCCGCGGGCGTTCCTGTCCCTGCGCACTCACTCGATGAGAGTGATTCATCAGCGCCAAAGCAGATCACGAAGTACGTCGAAGGTACGCCCATCGGCAACCTGTCGGGCGCAAAGTTTGAAGCAGCAGCAAGCCAACTGCGTGAGCACTTTGCAGCCGATGCGTTGATGGCAAATTGGGACGTCGTTGGAATGAACGGCGACAACGTGCTCGTCCCCAAGGACGGAGGTCCACCGCAGCGAGTGGACAACGGCGGCTCGCTCACCTTCCGCGCGCAAGGTGGTCCAAAGGTATTCGGTCCCAAGGTCGGCGAACTTGAAAGCATGCGCACAAGCGACCAAGGTCGGCGCATCTTCGGGAAACTCAACAACAACCAAATCGCCGCGCAGATTCGAGACCTCGGTCGGCGTCGCTCCTCAATCGTTCGAGCTGCTCCCAAGGAACTGCGTGAGACCATCTCCGCGCGCCTCGACTACATGGAGCGTTGGGCTAAAGAGAACGGCGCTCGATCCAAAGGCGACGCTACGACCATCATCATGGACTACGTCGAGGAAACTGATGAGGAGCGCGACTGCGGAACTGGCGCCGGTGGATTTCAGCCGGGCAACGCTTGTCAAGGCGGCGGCGGTGGAGCAGAAGACGGCAAGGACGGTGGAGGAAAGAAGGATGCCAAGGCTCCCGGAAAGTGGATGGAGAAAAAGCCATTCGGCTATGTCACTGCCGTAACAACAGCCGGAGAGGCCAAGCTCCATTCGTGCCTCGCGGCAAAGTACGAAAACGAAGAAGGCATGTCGAAAAAGGATGCGCAAGTTGCAGCAACCGACTACATGCTCGAAACTCCTCAAGCTGCACTATTCAAAGACTTCTCTAAGTACGGCATCAATCCGGAATCAGAAGAGAATACGGTCAAAGCCAAATCGTTGAAAAACGATCCGGGCATCTACGCCAAAGACAAAGCCATCGCATCGGGATTGATTAAGCCAGCCGAGTCCGGCTCGCAATCAAACAAGGCACCGATCGAAGCAACGCCAACAGCGCCACCAAAGCAAAGCGGATCCAAGCCAGCGCCAGCACCAAAGACACCAAAGGCAAAGGGTCCCGACGACCCGGCAGACCAGCCCGACAAGACCAAAGCCAAGCCAAGCGCCACGCCCGGAGTCGCTCCTGCAGGAATGTTGCCAGTCGGTCTTGACCCTGATTGGGGAGGAGATACAGCAACGCCCAAAGTATCCGGCATGCAAGCGCAACTCGTCGACAAAGTTCCGCTAGTAAGAGAGGCAGTGCATCACTATTCCGGAAGTGGAGCCGGTCATCTCAATGCAGCACTGCGAGAGAATCAAATCGAAGCGCATGAAAACTTGAATCAAATTGCGAAATTGGATTCAAAGCTAGCAGCCATGGTTGGCGCGCTCGATGCCGTAACTCGTTGCGATCAAAGAGAACCACCTCCATCAGTTGTCTATCGTGGAGCCGGATCAAAAACAAGAATCGAACTTGACAAGCTTGGAGTCGGCGACACCTTCATCGATCACGGATTCATGAGCACAAGCACAAGAAAAGACGTCGTCAAGAGCTTTGGAGGCGGCGCTGTTCAAATGCGTATCAGTACGCGTTCGGGTGTTTCCATCAAAGGATGGAGCATGCATAGACCTGAGGAAGAAGTCTTGTTACCGCGAGGCTCACGCTTCAAGGTCAAAACTAAAGAGTGGCGATATCAAACTGGCGTTGGAGCCGTGCTCGTTGTTGACCTTGAACACTTGGATACAAATCACTAATGGCACAGCCAATACCACAGCCGCGACCTGAAGACGATGAGCCTTGGATGACTTTAGAGAATCAACCAGGGGCAGAGCAATCCGTGCTCGACCATGTAGGTATGAACCTCGGATTCGATCAAGTCGCTCGCCTCATCATTGACGGCGTTGATGCAGAAGAGGCCGTCAAGATTGTCATGAAGCAGATCAAAGAGGAAGACCCCAGCAGTGCCGAGTGACGGATACAAGCCAACCGCCGGGATGATCGCCGAAGCCAAGCGCGGGCTCGAGTGGCGCCGTGAGTTCAATCGCGGCGGCACCGAGGTCGGCGTCGCTCGCGCTCGCGACATCTCCAACGGGAAGCTCCTGCCCGAAGAAACCATTCGCCGAATGTCGTCGTATTTCGCGCGCCATGAGGTAGACAAGAAGGGACAAGGCTTCAGTCCCGGAGAACCGGGATTCCCGTCGGCGGGTCGAATTGCTTGGGCACTATGGGGTGGAGACCCCGGCCAGTCATTCGTGGAAACGATTACCACTCGGCTCGACAAGAAAGAAGGACGCGCCATGCCGCTAGAAATCAGAACCAAGACCAACGCCATCGAATGCCGTGAATGCGAAACCAAGGGCATTCTCCGCGGCTACGCCTCCACGTTTGACGAGCCGTACGACATGGGTCGCTTCAATGAGGTCATCGCCGCCAAGGCGTTTACGCGCACCCTCAGCGAGCAGCCTGACATCCTCGCCCTCGTCAACCATGACAGCAGCAAGCCGCTCGCTCGGACGACTACGGGCTCGATGCGACTGATTGAGGACAAGCGCGGGCTCGCCGTGGAAATCAATCCAATCTCCACCACATACGCCGCCGACCTGATGGAAGCCGTCCGGTCTGGCGTTGTGAATGCCATGAGTTTCGGGTTTAACGTCCGCGCTGATCGGTTTGAGAAGCGAGACGGCAAAGTCACCCGAATCATTGAAGACGTCGACCTGCATGAAGTATCCATCGTGTCCTTCCCTGCCAACCCAGCAACCTCCGTACAAGTCGACATCCGCAGTTTCGAGGCTTGGCACCGGGCGCAATCTCCAAAGCGCCGGACCTTCCTGATGCTGCCCGAGGCTTGACCTGCACAAGTCCTAACCATAGGCTCCCCACATGCTCGATGAAGCTGATATGAATCTCCCGAAGGGTCTGACCGCCGAGGACGTCGACCACCTCGCGCGTAAGCACCTTGTCCATGGTGAGGCTCGCATGGGCCACGCGGAACTGCGTGCGCTCGGCGAGCAGTCGCAAGGCACTGGCGGCAACGCCAACATCGCGCAAGGCTTCTACCTCGCGCCGTCCAAGTTCTCCAGCGAGTGCGTCTATCGCATTCGTTCATTGAATCCGTTCCGCGCCGGCGGCGCTCGCGTGTTCAAAGACTGCGGATACAGCTTGACGGTTCCAGTAGTTGCTACAGACATCGACGCAACTATTCAAGTTCGTAGCGACGTCACTGGAACCGGTGGAGATGGCGGCATCGCTATGACTGAATATAGCGCTACGCCAAAGTTTGGATTGCCATCGCGCTCAAGCGTCGATCCGCCGCCAACAGTCAACATCCTGTATCCAAAGCCTCGATACGTTTATATTCGTGTGAGCCGTGAATTGCTTGAAGACACAAGCGAAAACAACGGCGTCGCGCTCGAAAAACTTCTCGGCAACATGGCTGCACAAGCATTTGTCGAAAGAGAAATGACTGATCTGATTCGAGGCAATGGAACTACAGACGTCACCACAGATCGAATCATGGGCATCATCCCGCAGCTAGCCGCATGCCTCCGATCGTCAGCCGCATTGGGAACAGTCGCCGGAAGTATTACTTCTACAAAACTCTCGCTCGTTCTTGAAACGCTTTCCAGCGGTCGATTTGCTCGAGCCATTTGGATGATGCATCCACGCATGTTGGGGATATTCAACGCGACCGTCGATGCGTTCTTCTATTCAAATGCAACCTCGACCGATGCTGATGGCAATCACCATACGTGTATGAGCCTGTTTGGCCGTCCGCTCTATGCCGAGCCTCAGATGCTAGTTACTGCCGGGCTTACCGCCGGAACTAGACCTGGAATGGTGATTGACCCTTCTGCCGTAGTCATCGCTGAATCGGGTCCACCGGTTGCGCTGCGTCGGCTTGATGAACTCGGAGCAGGGACGAACGAAGTGCTTTTCCAAGCCGTCCGTCGCTACGACACGTGCCTAGCGGACGTCACTGCCGCTACCGCGCTTTTACTGTAACTCTCAACCACAACCATCACAAGGAAACTACATGGATTCGAACAAGCCAGAAACTCCCGTCCCTGCTCTGCCCACTGAAGGAGGAGATCAGTACCGTGGTCTCGTCGACGAAATGGGCAAGCTCTACGAGCGCATGCGCGCCATGATTCAGAAGGCCAACGCTGCCGGCGAAATGGATTCCGAGGAAGAGGAAGAACTCGCCCGCATGCAGAAGAAGTACGACCAACTCCGCGCACTGCGCGACAAGAATGCGACCCTGACCCGTATGAGCATCGAACACCGCGACAGCACTCCGTCCGTTTACACCCGCACCACTGCAACCAACGCAGTCAAGCAGGGCGTCGATTCAGAGGAATACCGCGACGCGTTCTCGTCGTATCTCAAGAACCCGCGCAACATGTCCGACATGGAACGTCGTGCGCTCAATGAGGGAACACCTGCAGATGGTGGTTACCTGCCGAGCCAAGACTTCTATAACAAGCTCATCAAGGTGCTTGAGCAGCAAGTGATCTTCCGCCAGGTTGCAAACGTCATGAACCTCGGTGCGTTCAAGACCAACATCGCAATCGAGTCATCGATCGCTACCGCTGCTTGGGGCGCTGAAGCTGCATCAATCACCGAAACTACCCCGCAGTTCGGACAGTTGATTCTGACGCCTCGCCGTCTTGCAGCAATCACCAAGGCAAGTATCGAACTGATTGAGGACGCGCCAGCACGTGGGCCGGGCTTCTCGGTTGAGTCAATCCTCGCGGACCAGTTCGCGCGCGCCTTCGCTCTTGCAGAAGAAGAAGCATTCTGCACGGGTACCGCCGCCAACAACAAGCCAGTCGGCATCTTCACCTACACCAGCTCGGGTATCTCTGACGGCAAAACCGCTGCGCTCGCATCGGCTTTCACCGCCAACGAACTGATCGATTTCGTTTACTCGCTGCCGCGTCAATACCGAAACTCGCCAACCGTTGCCATCATCACAAGTGATGCAACGCTCGGCGCAATTCGCAAGCTCGCAAGTCCCGGAAGCAATACGTTCCTCTCCTACTTGTGGCAGCCGTCGTTCGTGCTCGGCGAGCCTGATCGTCTCGCGGGTATCCCGATCTACGCAACTCAGTACGCGCCCGCCATTGCGGTAAGTGCACGCGTCGCCGTGATCGGTGACTTCTCGCGCTACCACATCGGCACGCGTTCGGGTATGAGTGTCAAGGTGTTGCGCGAGCTCTACGCCGGCAACGGACAAATCGGCTTCCAGGCAGTCAGTCGCCTCGACGCCGGCGCGTCTGTGTACGACGCGTTCCGATACTTGCGCATGGGTACGTCGGGTTAAGTCACTGCATCATCTTCTCGCCAAGAGGGGCGAGGTCCGCCCGGGCCTCGCCCCTCTTGCATAAGGACAACCGCATGAAAGTTCGAATCATTCAAGGGCTCGCCGGAGCCGTCAACAGTTACAACGCCGGAGACGTCGTCGACTTCCCCGATGACATCGCCCAGCGTTTGATTGATGCAGAGATCGCCATCGCCGAAGTCGAAGAAGGCAAGCGTGAGCGCACCACCAAGACAGTCACCTCACGCGCCGTGAAGGAATAAACATGCTTCTGATAGACGGAGCCAGTTACCTGTCGAATGCGCAGATCAGTGCGCCAGCAGCGGAGCCCGTCACCGTTGCCGAGGCGAAGCTGCACTCCCGTATTGACGGGAATACAGATGATGCTGTCATCACTTCGCAACTACTGGCGGCACGTGAATATATCGAGGCTCTCATCAAGGGACCGCTGATGCAGCGCTCCTATCGGCTGCGCCTCGATCGCTTCCCATCAGGAAACACGTTGATGGTTCCCGGATTTCCAGTGGTAAGCGTTACCGCCATTCGATACATCGACGGAGCCGGAACGCAGCAGACAATGAGCAACGCGCTCTACGCGCTGAACGCCGATCAAAGTCCCTGCCGTATCGCTCTCAACCGATCTGCAAATGCATGGCCAACCGTCTACAACATGGAAGGCGTTTGGTCGGTTGAAGTCGAATACATCGCGGGCTATGCCAATGCCGCCGCCGTTCCGCAAGCATTGAAGCAAGCAATGCTCTTGGTGTTTGGTCATTGGTTTGACAACGCAAGAGAGACCGCAAGCCCTGAGAATCTGCGTGAAGTTCCGCACGCTGTCGATACCCTCTGCAAGACATTCGTCAGGACAAGGTGGGTCGTATGATTCCTCGCAGTCTGCAAGCCGCTCGGCTCCAATTCATCGCAACTGTGAAGCGACCCGCAGCCGGTCAAGATGCAACCGGGCAGCCGCTTGTGACATTCACCGGAACCGATACCGTTCGCTGCGACATTCAAACATTGCAAGGCAATGAGGGACCATTTGCCGGAGGTCAGCAGTCAGTCGTGAGCCACAAGATCTTTGTCCGTGCCGGTTCAACAATCGACACCTCCTGCCGCTTGGCAGTTAACACCAAAGACTCCTCGCGAGTGTTCGACGTTGTCTCTATCACCGACCCCAACAACCTAAACCACTACAACGAAATATTCGCCAAGGAAGTTGTCCTGTGAGCAAGTTCGCTGCTAAGACAGTGGACGCATATCGCAAGGGGCTCAAGCTCGACCTCGGCAGTATTCGCGTGCAGATGAAAGGCGTTGAGGGTGTTGATGAACTCATCTCCGCGCTGAACGCTTTGCCTGGGCGTGCTCAAACCAACCTCTACAGGCGCGCCATTCGACCCGCGCTGACAGCAGTCGCAAAGGAAGCCAAGGCACTCGTCCACAACATCCCAGTGAACTCGGGGCTCGAAACCAGCGAAAGCAAAGGCGACGGCTCAATCCGTGACGACATCGCCCGCGCCATCAAGGTGAAGGTCGGCATTAAGTTGAAGAAGGGCGTGTATGGCAGCGTTGCCGTTCGATACCCCAAGCGAGCCAAGGGACAGAACAAGTTGGGCAACAAGGCCTCGCTCGCTCACATCATCGAGTTCGGCTTCACGCTGAAGGTCGCGTTCTATGGAAGGAAGCGAAAGCAGCCCGTCGAAATTGAAGGCTCTGAGTTCATGACCAGCGCATTCGAACGTATCTCGCCGCGCGCACGTCGCCTATTCCAAAGCGCCATGCAAGAACTCGTCCGCAATCCGGGCGTCGGCAAGAAGGAATTCGCAGCCAAGATGGAGGCCATCGTCTAATGCCCGCAAGCGTCATCGAGTCGGGGATATTCAATCGGCTGAGCACAGTCGCCGAAATCACGGCGCTCGTTCCTGCTGTTCGCATCACTCCGGACCGCCGCAATAAAGACGCCCCGCTCCCAGCCATCACCTACCGAATTGGTGGAGGCATGCCCATCAAGACGCTTCAAGGGGCGCACGCCAGCCTGACCCGTACAGACGTTGATATCACCGCCTACGGCACCACGCGCCTCGCTGTTCGCAACATCATCAACGCCTGTGCCGTTGCTTTCGATGGCTACTCCGGGTTAAATGCCGGAGTGACATTTGCCGGCGTCAACCTCGACTCGTTTGAGACGGCGTACTTCGAACCAGCAGCCGGTGAAAGCCAAGGCGTGTACGCCGCCATGCTCACCATCCGCTGCATGCATGTCACTCTGTAAGGACCACCACCATGGCAGCAAACGTATCGCAGGGCGCCGTTCTCAAGAAGACCGTATCTGGCACATTGACCGACCTCGGTGACATTACCGGGATCAGCATTGCCGGTATCACGCGCACCGAGATCGACGTCACCTCACTAGCTGACACCGCTAAGAAGTATCTAATGGGAACTACTGATGCGGGCACCATTGAAATCCAATTCAACTACGACGACACCCTGACAGTCGGCACGCTTTCAATGGTTCCGGGTGGAGCAAACGGAACAACACTCGAAACCGTTTCTGTGGTCTATCAAATTCGAGTGCCGTGCGGATACAACGCCTCAAATGTAGCGCAGTCGCAGGGCATCAACTTCAGCGCATTCCAGCAATCGTTCAGCGTCGAAGCCGCCGTTGATTCGCAGTTGACCGGAAGCCTCACGCTCCGCATTGACGGGCCAATCGCTTTCGCCAGTTGCATTCCGGGCTAACTTTCAAACCATCAACTAAGGAACTACCAACATGGCAGCAAACGTATCACAGGGCGCAAAACTACAGAAGACCATTTCATCTGTACTGACTGATATTGGTGACATTACAGGAATCAGTATCAGCGGAATCACGCGCACCGAAATCGACGTCACCTCACTGGCTGACACTGCAAAGAAGTATCTGATGGGTACAACTGATGCAGGAACCATCGAGGTCCAATTCAACTACGACGACACCTTGACAGTCGGCACCAGCTTGATGGTCCCGGGTGGTGCAAACGGTACAACGTTAGAAACTACTTCCCTTGCCTACAAGATCATTGTCCCGTGCGGCTACACCGTTGGAAATGTCGCAATGTTTCAAGGCATCACGTTCAATGCATTCATGCAATCCTTCAGCGTCGAGGCAGCCGTCGATTCGCAGCTGACCGGCTCGCTGACGCTCCGCATTGATGGAGCCATCGCTTTCGCCGCTTGCGCATAAACCACCAACCAAGGAACTACCAACATGGCAGCAAACGTATCACAAGGCTCTATCCTCAAAAAGGGTGCGACCACCATTGCCGACATCACCGGAATCAGTATCTCCGGTATCACGCGTGCAGAGATGGACACAACCTCCCTCGCCGACACCGCCAAGAAATTCCTAATGGGAACTACTGACGCGGGCACCATCGAAATCCAATTCAACTACGACGATGGCCTGAGTGCGTACATCCCAATCACAACCGAAAACGTCTCAGCGGCTTGGTCGATCACCGTGCCGTGCGGTGCAACTACTACGCAAGTGATTGGATTCAACTCGTACCAGCAATCGTTCAGCGTAGAAGCCGCTGTCGATTCGCAACTGACTGGGAGCCTCACGCTCCGTATCGACGGGGCGGTCACGTTCAACGCCTGTTCGTAGTTGCAAGTGGCGCCGAAATGGTTAGCATAGAGGGATGAGCAAGACATCCACTAGCCACGCAACGAAAGAGTCCATCCTCGCCCTCGCGGGCAGCACGCAGATCGAACGGATTGAGGTCGCTGAACTCAGCAGCCCGATCTACATCCGCGGCCTGTCCGCGAGGGAGCGAGACTCCTTCGAGGCTTCATGCATGCCGGGCAAAGGCAAGGCGCGCGCTCTCAACATGGAGAACATCCGCGCCCGTCTGTTGGTTCGGTCTATCTGCAACGAAGTCGGAGAGCGCCTCTTTCAAGATCAAGAAGCCGACGCGCTTGGCACTGTCCCCGCATCCGTTGTAGACAAGTTGTTCTCTGTCGCTCAACGTCTATCGGGGCTTTCAACCAACGACGTGGAGGAGCTCGCGGGAAACTGAAGCGCCGCCCCGGAAGACGATTCTGTTTCCGGCTCGCGGCACAGTTAGGGATGACCGTTGGCGAGTTGCTGTCGCGTATGTCCAGCGAGGAACTGACGGAGTGGATGGCGTACGACCAGCTCGAACCCATCGGCGCCTATCGGCTAGACATGGTTGGAGGCATCATCTCGTCCATACTTGCAAACCAGAACCGCAAGCGAGGAGCACAACCCTACAAGCCGCAAGACTTCATGCCATTCCTCGACAAGCCTGAAGTCGATCCAACAGACGCCGACGCAATTCGAGCCATGTTTGGCGCGCGCGCAATAGACGTATGAGATTGGAAACCATTACCACCGCGCCCACAAGGTAAACATCCACCATGGCAACCATCGGAAACCTGTTCGTGAAGATCGGCGCGGACGTCCAGCCAATGGTGAAATCCTTGGCAGACGCTCAAGGTCGCGTTGCTCAATGGGGCAAGAGTGTTGCCGGAGTTGCGACCGGAGTCGGTGGTGTCATCGCGTCAATCGTCCCGGGCGAAATGGGTGCAATGGCAAGCCGCGCCATGAGTGGCGTTCAAGGCCTGATGAACGTATTCCAAAGCGGGTC